TGTTGATAGTGAGCTCGCTCACGATCGTCGTCTGCATACCGGCCACGACCTTTGAATACCTTCCATTTCTTGCCGTTGATAGAAACAGCAAAGTTGTTTGGTGGCTCTGTATTGCCTTCATCCCAATCTTCTGGATCTCTGTTGCGTTCCATTGTAAGATCTTCGTCTGTGCTTTTCTTTGGTAAATCGCTCAACTGATCGGAAATAAAATCTTCATCATAACTTAGATAGTAACGAATTTCTTTGGAATTCATTCCATTTTTCTTCATGTATTCAGCCATTAAACCAATAAGTTCTTTTTCTTTTTCTGGACTATAAGTAATCCCGTCTCTGGCCATTTGTTGACCTATCGACATATTTTCTGAACCTTCTGTTTCAATACTTTCATAGTCTTCATCTGAACCAAAGCCTGCTGATGCTAGGGCATAGTTGTCATCAGTCTCGCCGCCTTCATCGTCATTGCTTTGTCCACCAAATTCTTGTTGAATGCGATCCATTATCATACTTTCAATTTGTTCAAAATCGTCTTTGGGATGAAGACCTGTTTCACCTGTGATATCGGCAATTTGATCTTGTAGATATTCACCTACTGGGCCGCGATCCCCGAATAAATCGTATAATTTTTCGAAATCTTCCTCGTCAGCAACACGACCCAATACTGAAGCAACTTCTGGACTGCTACCTTCTAGTTGTGTGTTGTCAACAATGGGCTCGTCACGTTCTGCAAGTTCTGCAACAATGGCATCGTGCATGAACTGTGCCTTTGATAGGGCATCGTTTTCCACAGTTTCGTTAAAGCTGGAACTGTTGCGAGCTGTATAGATCTGTGTACGTAGTTTGTTACGTGCATCTTCCAGCTGTTCGATAGTGAATGTTTCTAGGTTTAGTTTACGCCCAAAAGTTTTAGCCAACGATTCGTTAAGTCTTTTAGCTGATCTATTAAATGTAAAAAGGTCTGTTGTTCTCATATTTGTAAAGGTCCAGAGTGATAGTGTATTTATACGAAGTAAGTTAAACTCACAGCGGTAGATTTGGCAGTATTAGTTCGTTCCCTGCTTTCGTAGTATTTGGCCCATAACGTATCGGCTCGCTCGTAGTCTTTGTTTTTAATTGCAGAATGGTACTTGGCCAACAGCGTTTGACTGTCTACAAACCATTTTCCATACTCCTGGTCAGCTCTATATAGTTTATCTATTTGTAGAGAGCTTTGATTCTTGGCAAGAGCGTTGGCCATTTTGATTGCCACAGCATTAAGACTTATGTTGCTGTATAAACACACTTCATTCTTATAAAGATGTTTAACTGGTCCTTCACTAACTATCAATATTGAGCCTACAAGGATTCCCTTATCTGTTTTTAAAGGAATTATGTTACGGGCAAGTTCTTTGCTGACGACTCGATCAAGCCGTCGCTGAATATCTGTCATAAAAAAAGGACCTATGGTCCTTTATTTAAGTGTTCTCGTTTTACAGACCAAAGAACTTGAGTAAGTGTGGAAGATGTACTGAATTTAACCATCCAGTGCCTGCGGCAAATGCCAGACCAACCATGGCATAGGTTGTCCACTTATTTTTAAGTTTTTCTAGATCACCGATCTTAGCAGCAAGTTCTGCGTGTTGATTGTTGGACGCTTCTGCCATTTCACACAGCTTTTTATCTAGCAAATCACGTGTGTTGTCTAGGCAATCGTGCATGTCTTTGACATCAGTTTTGAGGTCAATGAGTTTTTCTTCTATGTTGTTTACTTTGATTTCAACTACTGCTACCCGCTCAGGTAATACAGCCAATTGTGCTACTGCTTCTTTTGTGGCCATTCTGGGGCTCTCCAATGTTATAAGTCAAGTGCTCGCTCCGAGCCATGTGCCTAGTCTATAATTGAATGCCTAATGATTACTACTGTGCCTTTGATAATGTATTTATCACGAATGCTTAAAAACATTCTTTGTCTAAATCATTGTTACCCAAGTATTTATGTTTGCACCTTGAGTTTGAAAGGCCGCAGGTTCAATGTCTGCACTGTTGGTTAAATTGGTTACCACTGGAACACGATTGAGATCTTGTACCAACAGAAATACATGATCATTGTTGTGTAAAAACACTTCGTCTCTTTCACATTCGAATTCCCAAATCCAATGAGTGGCCTTTCCACCTAGATCGTCTGGTAGTGCGCCAGTGTGTTTTGTTGGATCTTTCGACCATTCTACGTTAGATCTTAAACCTATGGCCTGAAGTAGACTGTTAAAATTAGCCTGCTGTCCCAATAAGATTCTATCAGTTTCTTCTCGTGTAGGGTGACTGCGTGTAATGTCAATCAGTGTGATGATTTTGTATCGTGCCATAATATATGTATTTAACTTGTAGAAATCACAGCCAACAAAAAAGCACCCGAAGGTGCTTTAGTGCTTCCCATCCCTGAGAATTAAATGCTATTAAGCAAATGTGATACCTGTTGGAACTACTGTAGTTACAGTGTGTGTACCACCAAGTGCTGCTGCAAGCTCAGCTTCTAACTTACCATAAGATGCGTCAGATGCTGATGGGCTTGCTGCTGAACCATCGTTGAGTGTGTCGTCGTAGTAACCAACGATCAAACCAGTTGCTGAAGGTGTGCCAATTACGCAAACTTCGCCATAGTTTAGAGCGCAACGAACTGCTCTTGATAGGTTACTGTCAGTGTTTGCTTTGTTAGTTGTGAAATCACCACTTGTCAAGTCACCACCGTTAACCAACTTAACAAAACGAATTGAACGTGTACCAAAACGGCTAAATGGATCAACGAATTTGTATGCGTTTGCACCTACGCGAGCTGCTGTGATTTCTGCACCAGAATTGTTATAAGTTTGTGCTACTGTTGTAATGTCTGCCATGATATTTTCTCCTTAATCAATGACCTCGCTCAGAGGCCGGCATAGTATTTATATTGGAAAGGAAAAAACCAGGGTTTTGAGCTGTTAATCAGCTCTAAATGGGGTCCAACGATCACGTGGTACTAGTTTTGAACCGCCTGTAACATAGCCTTCACCGCCGGGTTTGCCTTTAGTGTTTTGCTCTATATCACCACCTGCTGCATCTAACTCACGAATCACTTCGTCTTTAGCCGCCATAATTTCAAGCACCAGCTCAAACATCTTGTCCATTACTCCTGGATGCTGTTCACTGTGTGCCTGTATCTTGGCTGCTTTTGCAGGAGTCTTTTGCACAAAAGCCATAAAGGCTTCTGTGTTGATGTTGTCTAATTGTTTAGCTTTTGACTGATTATTAACAAAGGTGTAAATTTCTGTTTGTAAATAGCCCATTCCGGGAACTGGTGCCAACATTTTTTCAATTGCTGATTGATATTTGGCCAAAGCTTCTATTTTTGCAAGATTGTCTGCTCCTACAGCAGGTCTATAGCTAACACTGGTCAAGCCAAATACTGCTAATTCCGGGTTGGTTGAGAACTGCTCGGGATTGTCAAAGTCCTCTCCACTTTTGTCTCCAAAGTAACCAAACACCTTGTGTGCCGCTACAGCCACCTTGGCCTTGATCAATTTTTGATAGTAGGGGCTTTTGACCTTAACACCGTAGGTGGTTTGATTGGGAGTAAAACTAATTTTGCCATCTGCGCCTTCGTAGGGCTTGCCAGGGTGAAACAAGATGTCACCGTAGACATAGCCACGGAAGTCTTTGGGAGTGGCTGCTTCAAACACCGGCCACATTGCAGCCATATCTCCAGCAAACTTTTCACGCCACTCTTCACCTTTGCCGCGGCTCATAATAAACTGTTGTAGCTCTTCTGGACTGTTGCTTTTGCCTTCCTCACGACCCCAGTTGTTTTTGCCTACCATACGGAAGGTACCGTCATCTTCACGACCCCAGTATACTGTAGGGTTACCGTCCCACTTGATGGTAATCTTAGTTTCAGGACTGGCTAGGTCTTTTAGAATCTTAATTGCTTTATTAGCACCGTTGGCTTCTGCGAACACTAGATCCTCTAGATGATTAAATTCACGGCCCACCTTCTTGGGAGCAGGAGCTTCAGCTTCGGTTAGGAATTCAAATGCTCTCATTTAATCCTTTCCATCATTTTACGGAACCAGGCAGGTGTTCCTGTCATGGCACTTTCAAACGAAATTACGTTTTCTGGTAGAGTAATACCTTGCTTGCCCAATGTTTCTCTAGCGCCTGCAACTAGTTCTTCATAGTTAGGCAACTTCTTGATGTAGTTAAGAATTGCATCAACTGATTTAATATCTTTAACTGTGGCAGTTTGCCCTAGCAGAACTTTGGCAATTTGATTCCAGTCGTTGCCATTTGGCAATAGCTCATCTGTAGTAGCATTCAGTATTCCGTGTTTGGGACTGTATTTGATACCTCGGGCACGAGCAATTGAACTTAGCACAATGTGGCGATGCTCGCCACGATATTCACCTTGACCACCAATCATGCTGCCCTGTTGGAATTTGGGATTAGCTGAAAACATAAAGTCAGCCTGTACAAATCCGTTAGCTGGATCACCGTTGATAGGAGTTTTCCAATGCACATTGTCTCCGCTGAGTTTGACATTTTCTTTGCCAAACTGTGCAATCAGCTTGTCAGCAAAGGCTCGTTTGTCTACTTCATTGGCATCTACTGAGAGATCTAGATCTCCGGAACTGTTGCGTTCAAATGTGCCATCTGGATCTTCTTTACGTCCAGTTGTACCTAACCATTTAACAGGTTTCTTGTCATCTAGATCTTTTTCTTTGGTAAAGTCTAGGCCTGTAATTTTTTCAATATAGGCCACTGTGCCTTCAACGTCGCCGGTTGCAATGCGCTGTGTTAATGGTTTTTTATCGGCATCTTTGAATACATTGCCGCCTTCAAATAGATTACTCATTGTCATTGGATTCTTCTAGTTTTCTTTTGGCTTTACGTGATTCTGCAATTCTTCGCACACCACGGGTAAATTTGCTAGGATCTTGCCCTTTGATAGCATTGATGAGACGGCGTTCTAGCTCGTCAGCACTTTCAGCATCATAGTGCTTGTGTATGCTTTCCAGCAGATTAATAGCGGAATTAATGATATTGGTAGCACGGCTTTCGATTAGTGAATCCGTGTTACGTACTTCGGCAATTTCATTAAGTTCCTGCAGAATTGATCTGGTTCGAAGTTTCATAAATTATTTCCTATCTTGTATTTAACTCATTTAAAACAATAATAATATTGTACTGAAATATGTGCGGTTGCACAAGCTCGGACTAAATACTCAGTAGAAACCAGTAGTCTACACAAACACACAGGAAAACACAATGAAATACATATCAGAAAAAATGCTAGGCATCTTAGAACATCTATCCGAAATGTTCCCTGGATCCAGCTACCAAAGCCGCTTAGATGCTTATCTAAGCACCAAAGGCATTACCGATGCCGCACAGTTGGAACACTATATCCAACAATTCAACTCCCAAAAGGAAAGTTATCTATGAAAACAATATTAAACACAATCTGGTCATTTTTAGAAGCATTTGGCCAAGCACGTTATGCTGCTAGCCTTGCTCGTCAAGGACGTACTGAAGAAGCCAAAGCTGTATACGGAAATTAATAAATACTGGCATGAACTTGGTGTATATTCACGGGGCAAATGCCACTAGTGAGAGCTTTAACTATATCAAAAGCAAGTTAGGCGTTGGTATAGACATTAATTACGACAGTCGAAATGGGTTTGAAAATAATTTAGCTGCTATGAAAATTAGTTTGATGGCTACTAAAAATATTTTCTTTGTAGCTCATAGTTTAGGCGGTATATATGCATTACATTTAGCCAATGCGTTACCGGATGCTGTTAAAGGTGCTGTGACATTGAGTACACCCTATGGTGGTGCTGAAGTAGCGGACTATGCTCAATACTTCTTGCCATTCAGCAGGCTCATGCGAGATATTGGTCCTAGTTCGTGGGTAATGAAACAGTCTAGAAACATCAAGATACAGCATCCGTGGACCAACATAGTCACAGTCAAAGGACAAAGTCCATTTATGCACGAAGCCAACGATGGTGTGGTAACTATTGCCAGTCAAAAGCATCATGCAGATATGGAACTAGTAGAAGTAGATTATAACCACTATGAGGTTGTGCTCAGTGACGTAGTGGTTAAACTTATTAAAGAACGAGTAAACAAGTTCAAGAAATAAGTTGCTTTTCAATCACAGAGCATATATAATAAGTTAACAGCGAAAAAGAAGTAGCTGTTAACAACAGACATTACACACAGGAGATTATTATGTCAAACGCATTTGAAACACCAAAGCTACCAGAAGTTAAATTCAACAAAAACGGATATGAAATCCGTACAGACATTCTTGGCATGGCCAAGAGCCTAGTACAAGACGATTTCCATGCTAAATTCCAAGGCTGGGAAATGACTGCTACTCGCGATGAGAAGACCGGTCAAATCGTTAGCACAGTTGCAATGCCAGAGTTTCCAGGTTTAGATAAAGTACTAGAAACCGCCGAAAAGATGTATTCTTTCGTTAACAGCGGCGTGAAGAAATAATATTACGCTCATAGAGCATTACTTAGCGGTAAAAGAAAAGCTACCTTCGGGTAGCTTTTTTTATTGTACTCTTAATTTTGCTAGACCTACTAGCCGAAACAGGCTTAGCCACATCCAGCCAATATCAAATTCAAACCAACGACGGCTTAGTTTAGGACTAGCTGGATTGATATGATGGTTGTTGTGTAGCTCTTCTCCACCAATCAGTATACCCCAAGGTACGATGTTTGTGCTTTGGTCTCTAGTATCTCCATTCTTGTATCCAAACCAATGGCCAACTCCGTTGATTACTCCTGCCGCCCAGAATGGTATCCATGCAAGTTGTATACCCCATACTAATAACCCCCACGGCCCAAATAGCAAAAGGTCTATGACCAGCATTAAAAGAATGCCATAGAAGTTATATGGGGTATACAATTTACGCTCGATCCAATCGTTAGGTGTACCTTTGCCATAGCTCAGCATGGTTTGAGTGTTCTTGCCTTCTTGAACATAGTACATTACACCACGACCTAATATATTCCAAAAGCCGTGTACGTGAGGTGAGTGCGGATCACCTTCTACATCACTGAATCTATGATGCTTGCGATGTATAGCCACCCATTGCCGAGTAATCATACCTGTAGTAAGCCATAGCCAAAAACGCATAAAATGACTTAAGATTGGATGAAATTCAATTCCTTTATGCGCCTGGCTTCTGTGTAGGTACAAAGTGACGCAAACTATTGTAATGTGCGTCATAATTAAGGTTGCGATTATTATATTCATAATTTACTTATCCCGTTGACAGTTGTCTAAAACAATGCTATAATATGGTATGAAAAACAAACTTATACTCACAGACGCAGACGGTGTTCTACTAGATTGGGAATGGGCATTCTCAGTTTGGATGCAAGAACGCGGTTACACACTGACAGCAGATAACAAGAAAAGCTATTATCTGCATCATCACTACAATGAGCTAGAAGAAAAAGACTCTAAAAAAGTTGTAAAGACTTTCAACGAATCTGCAGCCATTGGCTTTCTTCCTGCGCTTCGTGATTCAGCTCACTATGTTAAAAGACTGCACGAAGAACACGGTTACGAATTCCGTGTTATTACAAGCCTAAGTCTAGACAAGAACGCAGGTAAACTGCGTGAAATGAATCTGCGCAAGTTGTTTGGTAATGCTATTGAAAGTGTCGTTTGCTTGGATACCGGCGCAGACAAAGATGCTGCCTTAGAACCCTATCGTGACAGCGGCCTGTGGTGGATTGAAGACAAACCTGCCAATGCTGATGTTGGTCACACATTGGGATTGAAAAGTATTCTTATCGAGCACGGGCACAACATGAATCACGAATGTACATATCCAGTTGCCAAGAACTGGAAAGAAATTTACGATCTTATTTTAAAGAAATAAGATTATCTCGGAATATGGCCCAGGCCTTTTCCCAAGTCCAACGCTGACTGCCTGCTAAGACTCGATCTCTATCTAATAATAACGCATCGTTGACTGCTTGAACTAAGTCTTCACGCATACAACCAGTAACGCCTTCGTCAACTACATCTAACGGGCCTTGACAGGGATAAGCCGCAACTGGTGTGCCGCAGGCCATTGCTTCTATCATTACCAGCCCAAATGTTTCCCAACGACTGGGGAACACAAACACATCTGCCATGGCAAAGTATTTGGCCAGTTCTTGACCACGCTTTGCGCCCACAAATTTTACATCAGGATATTGTGCCTTATACTCTTCTAACATGGGACCATCACCTACCATGAATTTGACACCTTCGTAGGGCATTTGAAAAAACTCTTCTAGATTTTTTTCTTTACTGACTCTGCTGACACACACCAGTATAGGTCCGTTTGTTACTGTGTCAGTTCGTTGACTTGGATTGAATATGGTTCTGTCGACTCCGCGAGTCCACGGAACAACTGTTCCCTTAAATCCGTGTGATTTTAACTCTCTAACCATTGTGTCTGTGGTGGTCAGCACCACACTAGATTTTTTATGAAACCAACGCACAAAACCCCAAGTGAACCGTTCAGGTACACCAAACAGTTTCTTTAGACCTTCAGGAAACTTAGTATGGTAAGCAGTAGTGTAGCTAATACGATGTTTTGAAAAATATTTTCTAGCAGACAGACCAAGAGGACCTTCTGTTGCGATGTGGTGATAATCCGCACCGATCTCCTTAATCTTCTTGCCCATCTGCCGGGTAAGGGCAATCTTGACTTCGTTATATTTAGGGCAATCAAAGTAGCGGAAGTCCCCGGGA